TAGAAGAACCAGTTGTGTTGGCATACAAACCAGCAATAGATACGTTATTGTTACCTGTTGTATTGTTGCGTAGCGTATTAGCGCCAAAAGCAAAAAGCCCAGAACCAGTTGTGTTACTGTATCCCGCTTGATAGCCAACGGCTGTGTTGTAGCTGGCGGTGGTGTTGGAGAATAGTGCTTCTGTTCCCATTGCTACGTTTGCTGTACCAGTAGTATTTGTGTACAAAGACAAGTAGCCAAAAGCATTGTTGTTGTTAGCAGTGGTATTGTTGCGTAAAGAACTATCTCCATACGATGAGTTTCTTACACCAGTAGTATTCGCATACCCCGCTTGATACCCAACCGCAGTGTTGTTGCTGGCGGTGGTATTAGAGGCTAGTGCGTCACGACCAACCGCCGTATTTGCGCCCCCTGTGCTAGAGCCGCCTGACGCACCGAGAAGGGAGCCATACCCAATAGAGACGTTATTTATTCCTAATTGATAATAACCTGCATAACCGCCGTAATAGCTGTTATGTGTCCCAGTCGAATTGCTGTATCCTGCATATAAACCTGTGGCAGTGTTGTAAGTTGCGGTGGTGTTTGAGTAAAGCGCTTGATACCCCACGGCAGTGTTGTAGCTGGCGGTGGTGTTGTTATAAAGTGCCTGACGACCAATAGCTGTTAGATAGCTACCTGTCGTGTTGCTTTGCGCAGCTTGATAACCAAAGGCAGCACTATCCCCACCTGTCGTATTTGTAGTTAATGCTTGATACCCAACGGCGGTGTTAGCGCTTGCGGTGGTGTTGCTGCTTAAAGCGTCCATACCTACAGCGACATTGTAACTACCTGTACTGTTAGCGAAGCTAGAGCCATATCCAATACTTACATTTTTTTGACCAGTAGTGTTTGAATAGAGTGCTACAGAGCCAAGTGACGTATTGTATTCACCTGTAGTTGTATTGTATGCATTCAGATACCCCACTGCCGTGTTGTAGGATGCGGTGGTGTTGGAGAAGAGGGCTTGTCCACCCAAAACGGTATTGTATTGCCCAGTAGTTGTTGAATAAGCAGCGTTGTGACCAACCGCTGTATTAAAACTGTCTGTGGGAGATGTAAAGTTTTGGTTGAATAGTGTTTGCTTTCCTATGGCAATCGTTTTATTGCCTTGAGTATCAGAGGATAAAGCTCGCTGCCCAAGAGCTATGTTCATATAGCCTACAGTTAGAGCATCTCCTGCATCATCACCTATAATGACGTTTTCCGATCCAGTTGTTAGTGCCGATGCCGCAGCATTACCCAACGCCACGTTGTCAGTACCAGTAGGATAATTCCCATCCAGCTTGATCGTGCCGCCATCGACTGACAGCCCATCGCTGGTCAAAGTACCCGTGATATTGACACCGCCGCTTTCTGTGGCGAGTTTAGCAGAGTTATTATGGTAGAGCGTAACCTCAGCGTTTTGAGTGGCATAGATATAATTTGCGCCACTTGTATTGTCGCCAATTCGTATATTAACAGCACCTAAGCGCAAATCACCTGTGCCAAGCTCTGAAATATAACTATTTGACCCATCATGGTAAATCTCTAGGTCAGACCCATCACCAAAGGTCATCTTGTCGTTATCACCAAGGACGATGTTCTGGGCTGAAGCACTGTCTACAGTGATGGTAGTGCCTTGTACTGTCAGGTTACCCGTAACAGTGAAATCACCATTCCCTATGGCTGTTCGTAGTTCTGATGCAGTGATAGCTTTGGTTTCATTAGCACTTGCATCAACTACAACAAACTCATCAGCGTCAGCTATAGTAGACCCTGTGATATTCGTTAACTCTGAAATTTTCTTATCGGCCATATCTTACCTTACCCTGTAATAGCTTCTACAGCTTCAAAAGAGATCCCATAGAAGCTGGCATTGTTAATCGACCAAGAGGTTACATTTTCTTTAAGTCTAAAGACACCCTTGGGACTTGAGGTTATAACTGTTTCACTTGTGTAGTCTGATCGTAAGCTAGGCCAGATCTCTAGGCTACCATCACCATCTTGATCTTGTAAGACTTGATGTAGTTTAGCTGAAGAACCAGAACCTAGCTGTATGTAGTCACCTGCTAAGAGTGTACCCGTCATTACGACAGTGACTGAGGAGTCACCCGCATTACCTGTAAGAACACAAGAACTAACGGTCCCTCGTGGTGTAGCATAGTCAGGGTCACCAAGTAAGAATGTACCTACGGGACCTCTAAGAGACACTAGCATAGCCTTCCACTCTGCAGCCTTATCACGACGTACAGAGGGGATAGTAACAGATGCTTCCCACCGTTCACCACCATGAGAAACAATCTGTTGTTTGTATGTGAATGGGGACTGGGATGTAGCTACAGCATTTACAGCACGTAATTCTATAGACTCAATCCCAATCGTTGTTGGTGTACTAAGTGGGTAAGTAATAGCCATATTAACCGAATACCTGCTTCATTTGACCGCCTCTACGACGACTATCCATAATCTGTTGTTGTGTCATAGCAGCAATCTTAGGTGCAGCTTGTGCAATGATCTTCTTGACACTATCGTCACCATTAGCTTGGAATGCAAAGGTTTGGTTGATTGTTACACCACCACCACCTTCTGCGGCTACTCCAAGTTTACCATCTTTACCCCTCTTAAGTGGCATGATAGCCTCTGGACCAGCTTCACCCATTAGACCAGTCTTACCACCAGACATTGGGAAGTATGTAGGTCCACCTACGACACCACCACTAGCGAATGCTTTAACTTGAGATCCACCTTGGAATACACCACCATTTGCAAATGGTAAGACACTACTAATTGCTGCAACCATCTTCTTAACGACAAGGACACGATATAGTTCAGCGATAATCTGACGTGCCATATCTTTAAAGGCTTGCTCTACAGTTTTAGTGCCATCTACGATAGACATGAAGGCATCTTCCATAGAAGATTCGATTGTACCCTTTAAGGCTTCTTGCTGTTGTCTAGCTGCCTCTATCACACGATTACGTTCTTCCATCGCAGATATTTCTTGAGCTATTGTGCGAAGACGTGTCTCTGAGGTCTTAATGTCAGCATCAGCATTTGCATTCTTAAGGTCTATGAAGAGTTCTTCTTCACGTCTCTTCTGACCAGTTAGTCGAACAAGTTGCTTATCTTTATCAGCCTGACGTTGAAGTTGTTTGATGGTATCTTCGATGGTTGAAGCTTTAGGGCCTTTAGGGGTTTTCTTAGGTTTTACTGGGTCTTCTGGTGCTGCCATACGGCTTTCACCATACGCTTGGTAAGCTAATACAGCCTTATAATTAGCCATATATGTAGCAGATGCAACTTCACCAGCTTGTTTCTTAGCATCTGCGTAATAGGCATTCTGCAGTGCCATCATATAGGCATGTGTTTCATCAGCCAGCTTCTTTTGTTCTTTAGCTTTGGTAATTTCTTGAGCCATTGCATTCTGAATGGCAAGCATAGAATTGGTGTATAACTGATTTTGTGCGTCTTGCTCTTCTTGCGCAGCTTGGGTCATCAAACGTCCAGAAATCTGGTAGTTAGCTTCTATCCTACTTTGTCTTCCTGCGTCAATAGCTGCCTGTTCGGTTGCAGCCTCTTGCATTAGACGACCAGCAAAAGTGTAGTTTCTCTTTATGTTATCTAACTGTTCCTGTGCAATTTCAGCTTCCATAGCCATAGCATCAGTTTGGATTTGCTGTAGTTTAGAAGCACTTTTTTGCTGCTCTTGCCCTTGAAGTTTTGTGATCTGCAATAATCTTTCCTGCACAGCAGAAATGGCATTAGTGGCTTCCTCAGATAGCTCATAACTATTAACATGCTCTTTTAAGAACTTACTCAGTTCTCCAGCGGCAGCAGCTTGTTCTTTTAAACCCTTTGCTTTTTGTAAACCCTCTAAAAGTCTTAAATATTCTCCCGCATAACGTGAAGACTCTGCAACTGATTTGTCAGATACCCCAAGAAACTCTGAAGCGGCATCAATTTGACTTGGGTCAAGCCTTTGCACCTTTTTAACGCCAAGCCCCAGAAAACCATTTTTATCCGATTCATAACTTATGTTTCGTATTATTTCACCAAGACCACCAAACTCGGAGATTTGTTTACTTAAAGTGATACCTTGTATCTGTTGCAATGCCTCAAGCATAGACCTTGCTTGGTTTGCAAGGTTTCCAAACTCTTCTGAAAGGGCCTTAGAGTCAGAGATCTGAGAAGACAAGTCACTATACAATGACAACGTCTCATTCAAGTTCTCCATTTGCTTTTTTATTTTATCGGACTTTTCACCTAAGCCAAGTAATGCAGTACCAAGAAAACCTACAGCAGCAATACCCAGACCAATAGCTGCACCCCAAGGGCCAGCAAAGAAACCTGCTAACTGGGAACCTTGTTGTGAGAATGCGATAAGTGGGTTAGTGCCTGACTGAATTTGAACAATAAAGTCTTGTACTTGATAACCAGCTTGTTGTAGAGCCACCTCATTAGCCCGAGCAGCCTTGCCAGATCCATAGAGGGACTTCTCAAACCTACGAAAGTCTTTTGCACTACCACGAGATAGAGTTTTAAGTTTATCAATGTTACTATTTAGACGGGCAGTCTCTTGGCTAAGTCTCTTCTTAGTTATAAGACCTTGCTTCTCAGCACGTTGAACATCACGGAGTTCCGCTTCTAGATTGTCCAGCAGTCGTACAGCACGGTCAATAGGTGCTGTATCTGCTTCAAAGACTACCTTAATATCACTAGCCACTATTAGCTACCCCCAAGTATACGACATCAAGACGTTTGATTGCTTCTATTTCCCAAGCTGCCAAAGGTGTCTCCGTCAATTCTTTCCATGCTTTTATTTGTTCGTATCCGATAGGGTTAGGTCCAGAGAACCCCATACTCCTACCATTGCTTAAACTAATAAAGGCAGACCAGATGTGTGATAGTAGTATTGGGAAATCTGTCGGGGGTTCCAATGCTTCTACTTTACGTCCAGTCTGCCTTTCTACTTGTTCTAAGTGTTCTCGTTCTGTAGTACCTGACTCAGTAGGTTTATTGAGCTTAAAGTTATGTTCAGCCCACTGTATTAAATCAGATACTACTTCTTCGTAAAATCCAGAGAGTTGCCTAAAGCCTCCTCAATCTGGTCTTTAATCCAAAACACTTCTTCATAGATCTCTTTAGCTTTAGCAACAGAGAACTTAGGTTTTACACCACCGTAAGTAATCTTCCAGTCTTTAGTTGCCTTTACTAAAAGCTCAATAGTAGCATCCTCTAGGTCTTCTGCAGTAATATCAACCTTTTTCTTAGATTGAGCTTGCTTAAGACGACGGTTAGTTTGTTCATGCATTGCAGCCTTATACTCTTTAGAGTGTGGGGCATACATTGTAATTACCATAGGTGAACCATCTTCGTTAGTCAGAGGTTCATAGGTATTAGGATGAACAATAGTAACCTCTACAGTGTCACTACTAGGTGTAAGATCTTTCAAATCCATTGTCGAGTTCCTTATTTGTTGTCGAATTATCGGGTCAATTTAAATGGGGGAGCATCAGACCCGACACCAACACTCCCCCGCCTCTAGCTAGAGGATTACGCAGTCTCTGGGCGACTGATTTTAAAGTTTGTACCTTCTGTTGAGTCATATAGACCAACGAATGACATAGTGATAAGGCGGCTAAGAGGGCCATCAACACCTACGTCTGCAGAGTTAACTTTAATACGAGGGAATTTAAATTCGTATTCGTTAGCTGCTGAAGGGTCATTAACTGTGATTACCAGTTCGCTTTCGACTTCATTCAAGAAGCGGTTAATCAAAGCGTCATTTTCAAAGTACGCAGTGAATGTACCTTCAATCTCTGCCATACCATACTCTAGAGATGGTGCAAAAGAGTTGCCAATAACGAATGTTGGTGAGAAGCTGTTGTTTAGTGTGAAGTCAATCGCAGTAATGATAGCTGCAGAAGACGAAGATCCTACGTTACCAATAGCTAAGTCACCTGAGTAAGCGTCAAATGGCTGTGCTGATGAAGAGGCGTCTTGGGTCTTCTGTGTAGTACCAATAGTCATGTTAGAGCCAACAATACCAAAGGTTGTTGTTACCATTTGGTTGGGGGCCATAGAAATACCCATTGTTGATACCGTACAACCTGTGAACAAACGAGCTTGGTCGATGTCAGCAGCATAATCTTCGATAGAGAAGTATTTAGGTGTTGTACCAACTTTGAGTACGTCTGGTGCTGATGATGGACTTGTATCCCATGTCGATAACATAGCAGCCTCTAGGAAGGCATCAAAATCCCCATCACGTAGGTCAACTACAATATCACCACCAACTTGAGTGTTACCATGACGGTCAACTCGTGTCATACGGTCAGCTTGGATTTCATTACCTGCAACACGATCACGAGTTAGGTTAAGTGAGTGTGTGTTGAATGGTAAGTTTTGAAAGTTTCCAGCAGGTGTCGTACCGAAAGTTACCTCTTCGATGTAAGACAGCGTGGAACGAGAACCCTGTGCAAAGGCCATTTTATTCTCCTAATTAATTATATATGTACCAGCCGATATTAATCGGCACGTAGTACCAAGGACTGTCCACAAAGCCCTGCTGTCTTTCAGCATAATCTATGGACACTATGATAGTTTCTAGATCAGAGTTTGTATACTCTATATCTGTTGTAGCCTCAAAAGCATCAATAACTTTGTTGGCCAGATCATCTGCAGTGGCAGGACCGTTACCCTCTGGGGCATAACAAATAACCTGCAAGACACCATCGTATCTTTGTTGTGGGTTCAAACCACGCACTGCAGGTCTGCGTAGTGTCGGGATGTATCGTACTTGGATATAGCTTGTACCAGTCGTAGGGCTGAATGAGACATTCTCATAAGCTATGCTAGGCAAACCAGACACATTAGATAATTCAGTCTCTAGTGCAGCACGGATGTCATTATGAATACTAGCCATGAATGTTTCTCACTTTTGCGTATACTGCATATCCATGCTTATACTCTACTGTCTGTGCATGTGGGCTATCATTACGAAGAGTTACTTTTTTCATACCTTCAAGGTCTAACTTAGCAATGTCACCCATAAGATTATCCAAAGCCTCGGCTTTCTTTACCCTGTCATCTTGACCTCTAGGTTTATTAGAAGATGAATAACCACGACCATAAGTATTAGAGCCAGCTTGCAAAGAGTGTGATGTTACATATGCACCAGTATCGACAGGTGAGTATTGTACAGCAGTTGTGGCAATAGCTTTTAGCTTATTGCGAATTAGATCTTCTGTCTGTTGTTCAACCATCCGCATCTTTTGCTTTAGGCTTGGGTTAACTTTGAGGGTAGCTTGAATACTCATTATTCCCTCACATCACATAAATAGCAAATCTTAGATCCGTTAGAAAAGATAGTTGTAACAGAGACAATGTTAACGGTATCACCATTACCTAAGATCTGATCTTCGTCGTCAGGTTCTACAGCTAATCCTAGTGCAGAAATAACGCATTTACGAGTACCACGACGTATTTCATCTACGTTAGCAATAATACCGTTGTCGTAATTATAAAAGTAAGCTGTCACTGCATAGTTTGTAGTAGCAGACCCATCAACAGAACCTGTGGCAGGGTTATAAGTACCCGCAGTAGATTTCTTACGGAGTGTAACCTCTTCACCAAAGTCTTTGACTAGATTGTAAAGGTCGAATGATCGAAATGACATCTAAGACCCCCTTAGTCGAAATCAGAACCGTACTCATCACCACTGTAACTAGGTGGGTTGCGGAAGCGGTCACGACGGAATGATGGAGCAATACGATCTGTATTAGCACGTACACCGTCAACGGCAGTTTTGGTGATACCACCAGCTTTAATACCAACTACAGCAGAAGTCTTCTTGCCTTGATATTCTAGGTTCTCTGCTAGTGCAGAATACTGCTTGGATAAGTTGCTATAATCTGCACTTAAAGCTCCATCTAGTGATGTGTTTACCTTACGTGCATATTGTGCAGAGATAGTCCTAGCAGCCCATGCTGCAGCATAGTAGACGTTATCGTTAGACTGAGCTAATGCGAAAACGATTTCTTCATTTTTAACTTGCTGGTCGTTCGTGTCGGTATCACCCAACAACAAACGGACAGAGTTCAACCGACCAGAACCTGTGGTCGTACTCAAATCAGTTTCGTCATAGCTCCAAGCCATCAATCTACCTCGTAATGTCCGTATGTTCTACGCCAGCTTCGAATTAGTCCACGTTGCTTATCTGCGATTTTGGACTTCTTACATTTCTTCCTGTCAAACTCGACTTGGGTATTTGTCTTCTTCTGAACCTTGGTATTGATGTTGTCTACAACAGCATGTAATGCATCTACATCAAGTTCTTCCAGACCGTCGCCAACTTTACGGGCAACTTCCAATTCTGAGCTGTGGTGGATATATCGTTCACGGTAAAGGATTAGAACCTTTTGTTCGTCGATACCTAACTCTTTCCACTTAAATTCATCACCTGCCTCTAGTTGACGACTACCTGACGTAAAGGGTATCCTTACAAACACTGGTCGGTCTAACTGAAGCGGTACATTTTCTTGTCGGATCATATGTCACCTATTGTCGGGAGGGAGTGGGGACCGAAGCCCCCACCAAAGTATTTTATGCTACTGCGCCGTTGAAGAAGTAGCCCAAGTCTGCGCCTGTGACTTTCATGTCATAAGCCATTTTAACTTGGATATGTTCTGCAACTTGCATACGCTTCAGTGCATCGTCAGAGAATGACTCAACAGTGATACCCAAGTTGTTCACACCGTCTAGTGTGTTCCAAGCGAAGGTTGCACCCGCCATTGGTGTCATCAGACCTGCGTTAGACGCAGTGTTAACCAACAGAGCATGTTTACCGCCGATGAATGCGTTGGATTCTGCAACACCTTCAACAGAAGCGTTTTTCACTGCTTCCATGACGTAGAAGTTTTCTACTTCAAAGATCTCAGCCAATTTAGCATTGGTGATAAGTGCAGTGTTGGAAACAGTTGCGCCGCCATTCAAACGAGCCAGAATGTCTGGGTGGTTGATCAGGATGTCACGGACTTCTTTACCAACAACCATTGTGTTTGGTTTGTAGCCACCAGATTTCAACTGCATGGTACGACGTGCAACAGTTACGTCTTGAATTGGTGTACCATTTGTGTAGTCTGACCACAAGTTTGATGGTGTTGAGGAAGAACCCCATACGCCATTGACGAAGAATGTTGAAGCAAACTGCTCTTCACGGTGGATCAACAGGCGGTTAACCAGAGTTGTTGCACCTGCAGAACGGATGTCCAAGGCTGCATCTTCGTTAGCAAGAGTTTGCTGATCGAAGTCCATACCCAGACCATATACGTCTGCATAGTAGCTGTCGGTTGACAATGACATACCGATGCGGTTGACTTCTGTACGTGGAGCCAATTTCGCAACGTCACCTGTACGGTTCATGTTGTCACGGTCATAGATGTAATATTTGTCAGACTGTTTTTGTACGCCAACAGTTGGGAATACTTTGTCTGCGATGAAGTTAGACTGATCCTGAACGTAAGCAATCGTTAGGTTAGTCAACGGCTGGTCGATATGGACCGAGGATGGTGTCAACATAGGCATTTCTATAATTCCTTTCTAAGCAGATTAAGCCGCTACGTTACCACCTTGGATCAGTTCGATAGCAAAGATTTGCCCATCTACTGCTGATTCCAAAGCATAACCTAGAACAACGTCACCTGTTGCTGCTGTCAAAGCGTCGCCAGAAGCATCTGTTTGAATTTGTGCGCCAGCAGCGATAGTGCCACCAGAAGTTACCATAACTTTACCAGAAACGGCGACAGTTACAGCTTTACCTGCTGTGCCACCAACCAAACATACGCCGATTGCATTTTCACCTGCAGCGTCAGCCAAGTCTACTTGACCATCTGATTCTAATGTTACGAATTTAAATTGTGCCGACGATAGGTCTTCGCCAGCAATGAATGTCCGTGTGTCACGGGATTGCATTACAGCCATAATTATTCCCCTTTATAGGATTTGTTGATAAGAGCTTTACCTTCGTCGGTTTTAGCTACGGCGGCATAAGCCTTAGCATAATCACTCTTTTTCATTTTGTTTTCGTCCATGTGGGACTTAACAAGAGCTTCAAGTTTATCAGCAGCAGATGTAAATTCTGATTCTGCGGCAGACTTACCTACCTCTTCCATAGACTCTGCGAAAGTTGCATCTGCAGCCTTCAGAGCTTCCATGATTGCTTCTACTTCACCAAATTCAGCAACCAAAGATTTAGCTACGTCTTCTGCAAAGTGGGGCAGAGCTTCTGTTGCACGTTTTGTCAACTCTAGATCTGCTTTAGCAAATTCTGCCTCTTCCAAAGCCTTCAAGATAGGCGCAGGGATGTCAGCTTTATTGATTTTCTCACCATCATACTCAATGTACTCTGGTGTAGCTTTCTTTTCGATTGCTTCAGCTTTAATTACAAAGCCATTCTCAATCAAAGACTTGCGAAGGCGTTCGTTCTCAGCTTTAAGGGCTGCAACTTCCTCTTGTAGAACGTCTGCTTCTGATTTCTCAGCTACTTCTTCTACAAGCTCTTCGGCCTTTTCCATTTCGGCTGCGTGTTGACCACATGCTTTTTCAGCAGTGCAATCTGGGCAGTCCATCTTTTCTTGGTCTGTCATAGTTTCTCCATCGGAGTTATCACGTTTAAACAAGGAGACCATTGCCTGTGCGTTAGCAGGACGATCTACTAGAGATAACTCATCCAGTTCTAATTGTTTTAAAAGGTTAGGCACTGTAGTCCTCCTTGATTGCACGGCCCCCAATAGAGAAAGCCGCAAGTTCACCAGATTTGACCTTGGCCCAAACGTCATCGTTATAAACTTTAAACGCTACGATCCAACCTTCACGGTCACTCTGTATGCCAAGGGATTCACCAATCTCTTTAGTGATAGGCATGGAGTGGATAACCGCCCCAATTTGATCCCCTGAATGCATTTCTTTACCGACACGAACATGTTCCATAAACTTGTTTACGGCACGTACCAATGTGTCAGGCTCAATTACATCGCCTTGACGGTCGATGATGGGTTCACCCTTCTCTGTGACGACAGATGCCCAACCGTATACCATACGCTGTTCATCATCAGCCTTGAGAATAGTACCCTCAACACTCTTTGTTAATTCAGACACAGAAGTGCCTCCTTCCCACATACGACAAGACCAGTAACGTGCTGATGTCTTATCTGTTGCAGTATCACATGAATGACGACTACGGAAATTAGCACGAGCCTTTGGGTTATCCCGACGGATCTCCATGTTAGGATCTCCGAAAGTAACTCGTTTCACTTTGTCGCCATCTTGAACGAACACTTCAAACTTTTTGTTGCCACCTTGAATACGACGTGGCTTGTTTAAAGTTACTTTTTCGCCTTGGTACTCAGCCTTGGCAAATTCTTCTTTCATGACCTCTTGTACAATGACCCTGAGAGCCTCTAAGCGGTCCACTGGTGAGCCTTCTGGCTCTTCTTGGTACTCACCCTCATAAGAGACCTCTTCTGCGCCTGTAGAAGGCTCATAGTAAGCTAAGTATGCTTCATGGCTCTCTGCTGGCATATATACAGCTTGACCCATGTAGTCAGAGACGTGTACTTGACCATTTAGACCCATGTCATAACTACGTGAGACAGCTTCCATCTCTGTAGTGAAGATGTCGTTAGCGTATTGTGCTTTCTTGATTGCACTGTAAGCAGCAGCCATAGCTCGTCCTTCATCTTTAGTTTTGTTGTACACTGAGTTAAAGACTTCCATAAACTGCTTCTTCTTTGAGTCAGGTACGTTTGATGGAACCTTTGATGATGATGAGTAGGGCATTATCCGATGACCTTTGCTAAATAACCTTTAAAGCTGCCATATACGACAGCACCTTGAGACCCTGATTCACAAGTGATCCGTATATCAGCATTCTTAGGAATAATAATTGCTGGATCTAAATCAATTTGCCAAGAACCTCCAGAAGCGTTAGCTGAGACTGCAGCATTCTCAATGAATACCTTACCAGCTTGTCGGACTTCTAGATAAAAATCTACCGCAGCAGACTGCTTATAAGATACTGAGCCAAAACCGCCAGTCAGGACGTAGTAATCTTCATTAGAGAAGGTTGTCGCAGCTTTAAATCCTTGTTGGAAACCTGCATCAATCTTAGAGTGGATCTTAGAAGCTGGGGAAGGTACACCCGCAGTTACTGTAGTGCCATCAATCTCATAGACATACACATTACCAACTAGCTCTGTACCACTATCATTGAACATACGAGAGACACGAGCAACTGGAGTGTCTAGTGCTACTGGAGTTTGACCGCTCAGGGTTACGGTCTGGACAACAAAGGTGAACTGAGAGTCTGTCCCTGTTCCAGATACTGTGTGGCACTCCAATTTGATAGACTGTGTGTCAGAAGCAGAAGATGAGGAAACATGAGTAATAGTGTTACCAGTCACATAGGTTTCATGTCCACCTACATTCCAGATAGTCTCACGGTCTGTTGATAATTCAGCAGACTTACCAAACTTGATAAGGGATTTAGCTTTACGGTCAATAGAAACCCTATCACCAAAAGTAGCCTCAATCTCACGTTCAGCTTGTACTAACCGTCCGTCAGGGACTTCATAAGCCCTTCTTGGCCAACCACCGAACATCATCTGTATTTCCCTTATCTCTTGTTGTATAATCCAGTTTGGATCTGCTGTAGTACCTAGTACTACCCGTCCTGTGCGTATATCATAAGCACCTAAGTTATGTGTTTGACTTATACTGGTGGGATCTACAACTGGATTACCAGTAAGTATAGTTCCAACACTAAAGTTCTCATCTTCTGTTGCCGTTGCACTAGGAACTATAGGAGATCCTGTTACAATGTCATTTGCTTGGAAGCTATGTACTTGTACAAGACCTGTTGTAGAGACCGCAACTTGACCTGTGACAATAGCAGTAACTGTAAAACTGTGAGATTGAGTTACAGTTGTGGTCTCAACAGCAGGAACATTGGTCTGTATACTGGTAGCAGATACACTATGGTTTTGTGTAAGATCTGCTGTAGAAATTACAACAGGGCTAGTAACTATTACAGAAGGGCTAGAGTTATGATCCTGTGTAATCCCCGTTGTAGAAACTACAGATGGGGCAGTGCTTATATTAGCAGGACTAGAGTTATGATCCTGTGTAATACCTGTGGTACTGACACTAGGAGATCCTGTAGTGATACTATCTGTTGCAATGAAGTTATCATTGATAATAGCATCATTGGATTCTGTTAAGAGGAGACTACTGTCCTCTTGTAATATCCTGCTAGACATATCCTAAACCCTTTAGGCTGGGTCAGGGATACCGATAGTAAATGACCCCAATGAGAAAGTATTACCTGTTGTCACTGATTGTGAAGTTGTTAAACTCCCAGTAGCATAAAGATTAGCTGTGCCATCTGTTATTGCATAGAAGGCTGCAGTACCAGTACCTGTGACACTTGCATCAGAGACAGCACCTACAGTAACCTCACGGCCACCACCTGTACGATCTGCAGGTGAACCAGTAGTAATAGTAGAGTTACCTAAAGTATAAGTGGTAGTGGCCTCTGCATAAGTAGTAGGTTCTGTAGAACAGATGTCAATGCGAGTGCCATTAGTTGTCAGCGTTGATAGACCGTTGTCAAATACGGCATTAGCTAGGGTTGCCATCTTTTTCTTCCTGTGGTTCTTGTTGGTTTACATCTGCATCATATCGTAGTTCAGCAATATCCATTAAGTCTTGAATAACCTCTGGGTGAGACGACACATCAATATTGGCACCATTCAAGTTGCGTAGGAAGGCTGCAATCTCACGTAGGTCATGTGGAGCAACATCACCAGCAACAATGGTTGGCATCAACTTATAGTTCAGACCGTTCAACTCCCAGAGGCGTTCAACAAGCTGTTTGTTAAGGACATCGACGATAGCTTGGATATAGCTCTCTAATGCACGAAGGAACAGGTCTGTCTTAGACTTGGATAGGGCGTAAGAGCCAGTATTGCCACCACCAAGCATAAGAAACTCAGAAAGAACAGAACGAGCAATGTCATGCTGATAACGACGAACAATAGGATCAATATCTATGTTTCGTGTTCCGTTAGAGGACATCAACTCTACATCTACCAGTCGTTGGTTGGTAGGACTTCCGTCTTTATCGGGATAGGTGTCGGAAGGAAGTATAATGTATCCTTGTTCGTTGAACTTGACATCCCGCAAGATTGTTTGCAGGTTCCCGATGAATTGAGCTTGTACTGATGAAGAGTCAGGAGACAAATACTCAGCAGGAACACGAGCAACAGGAATACCCGCCAGTTCACGTTCAACTGCAATCGCTTCGATAGCTTGAAGGTTGTTAAGGTACTCGTAAGATGTGTAAGCATTGCGTAGAATAGACCGACCAGCGGGATCATTATTGATTGAAGTAGTGCGGTAGTATAAAGACTTACGAGTAGGAATATAACTTTTATTGTTGTACCCTGATCCGTCTTGGTATAACCCAAGGACATCACCAGTTTGTTGGTCAACGTCAAATTTAGATACAGTCCAAGGCGCACGAGAGGCAATCTTACGCACACCAATGCGACCATCAGAATATTTAGAACGAGATTTGTCAGAACGGTTGTTTGGACCACCACGACGTTTATATACAACCTCGAACCAAGCAAAACCATATGTCAGAGACGACAAAGCCTCAGAGATGTGGTCATCTAAGCTGTGATCCATATCCTTAAAAATACTCTCTACAAACTCAGCTTCTTTCTTAGCTGCAGCAGTGTCATTCGCAGGAACAACCTTAAGATCTACGTCACGTAGGACTTGTTCTGTTGCATACATAATAGCACCAATGGTACTATCGTTGTCACGCATCTCACGATACTTACGGATAGCTCTTTTGCCACGTAATTCAGGCAGAAACTCATCTGCACGGATTTGACCGTTATGTGTATTGTCACCTGCAACTCCAAGGATCTGGGTTGCTTCCGTTTCTGATAGTTTCTTTGCCATCTTATTACATTAAACCTTTGGCACTGGAGTATGCTAATTTTAATTGTGGTTTTGCATATCCGTTAAGTGAGAGGTCCGTTAAAGCCCAAACTAAAGCATCAAGACGGTCTGGTGAGCCTATGGACCCTAGAGGTTCCCACTGTACCATCTGATCTTCTAAATCATTAAGTCCACGTACATGCTTTACTTTACCTTGTTCGTATAAAGCAGATACAGGTTCAGCCCGTGCCATCTTCCCACGAGAAGCATGTACGAGCTTGACAGGAACTGTTTCATCCTCTGTGTGGAGTGTATGGCGTACCATGTCCCCACCTTGGTTACGTTCAGCTACAATACGATCAGCCATGTGATCTCTATAGAGCTGTATAGCTTTTGAAGCCCATTGTTGTGGTGTGTAACGACCAGTATGATCTTCTAGTACATATGCTGTACCATTCACATCAACCCCAGCAACAATAATACCCGTCATGTCACTTTCAGCATTAGCTGTGACCGCAGGGTCAATAGCAACGACAATACGATTAAGGGTGGGTACTTCGTCTTTATCTATTTCACACTTAGCTAGAAGACCCCTATTCCACAAAGCACCAGAGGCTTCATCTAGGATCTCAGCATAAAGTTCTTGACGACCTAATCTGGTCCCCTCATATGTCTTTCGTACAGCATCCAAGAAAGTATCAGCCAAGTTAGCAGCATTGTCATATGTGCTACCTTTACTTACAACAGTCTTCTCATCCCCTAAGATATTACGGATAAGTTTAGTTGTCTTTGGTGTAGTTGTAACAAATACTTTAGGGTGACGACCAAGACGTAGACCAAACATCATCATGTCCCAAGTGTCTTGTGCATTACGCCAAGCACAAAGCTCATCACACCATGCACTGTAAGCCTGTGGACCACGAAGACGTTCTGGATCTTCAGCAGAGAAGAATACAGCCTTAGCACCATTCTCCCATGTAAGGCTATTGTTAGTGGGTGACCATACAGGGTAGCCTATGTGCTTACCACGATATGTTTCATCACCTTCCCAGCAGACATTCAGAAGGCCAGAGTCACCTTCAACCATAACTCGTCTGACATCACCTTTTGTAGGGGCCACACAGTGTACGATCTTATCACCAGACCTAATACGATGTCGTACCCATTCAGAACCTGCACGAGTTTTACCCCAACCACGACCAGCAAGAGCTACCCATGTATTCCAGTTTCCATCAGGTTCTAGCTGTTCAGGTCTAGCCCAAAAGCTCCAATCATGTTGTAACTCAGCAGCTTTCTTAGGGCCTAGTTGTTTAAGGATAGATGCTACCTCATCATCAGGTAGGTTCCTTAAGAGTTCAGCCGTTATCTTCGCCTGATGTTGTGCCATTAGATGTCTTGCCGAGTAATGTCATTAGGGAGTCAATAGCTGATTCGTCAGTGTCAGGATCTTCTGTCAACTCTGTTTCATTGATTGTCTGTGTAGGTGACCAACCACCCTTAGAACGTAGGAAGAGTTCAGCAGCCTTAAAGTCACCATCTAGTGCTTGTTGGATGACGACAGAACCTACTTGTCCTACTATGTCAGCCTTAACATCAGCAATATCTTGACCATACAGTTTATAGAAAGTAGCTGTAGAGGATGGTGCATTCTGATACTTCTGTACAGATGCCATAATGTCTTTGACAGATACCCCATTACGGATACCTTCTCTAACCTTCTTGGCTATAATTTCACTATA